AGCTCCTGGCTTACGAGTCGCCATGTCGGCAGCTACTAAGGCAATCACAGTGGTGGCGGCATCCGTTCGAAACATGGCATTCAATCGGTCTGCAATCGTATTAGCGGCTAGATTGCCTGAACTTCCAGAAGAGGGTGACATCGCACTTGATAGAATCACAGTGCAAGACCCGCGTTCTGGATTGGCTTTCGAGGTTGCAATGTATCCAGGCTATAGAATGATGACTTATGAGGTTTCACTAGCGTGGGGCGTTAAAAACATCAAGCCCGAGCATACATCTTTACTATTAGGTTAAACCATTAAGGGCGGCTCAGATAGCGCCCTATTTTTTATAGGTGATAATATGATTTGCGAAATAGTGACAATTAAAACAAAGAACGGCCCAGTTGATATTAATAAATCTGACTTTGATGAGAAAAAGCACAAGATACATATTGAAAAGCATCAAAAGCCAGCAAAGAACAACAAAAAAGCGGGTAAATAATGGCCGCTTATACCGATGCGACTTACTACAAAGCTTATTTTGACGCTCGCGGCGTTGATGTAAGTTCTCAAACTGATATCGCTATCGATGCAGCTTTATTGGTATCTACCGAGTTTTTGGATGATACTTATGATTTTATGGGTGAGCGCACAGTCTCAACTCAAGATCAAAAATTCCCTCGAACCAATTTATATAATAGCGACAATATCTCTATTGATTCAGCCACAGTTCCAGCAAAGGTTAAAGATTGTTCTTGTGAGTTGGCTTATATTCAGCAAACACAAACGGGTGGACTACAGCCTCTATTTGACGGGCAGGTCGTAAAGAAAGCGAAAGATAGGCTAGGACAGTTGGAAACGGAAAGAGAGTATGACGCTGATGCCAGTGCTGCTTATGAGCGATATTATGCAAAGGCAGTTAAAAAGATAAGTGATTTTCTTATTAGCCCTAGTTCAAACTCTATTCAATTAATGCGGGTTATATGATGGCATTAGCTGCAGGGCACTTTCAAACTATTGCAAATAACGCGATGAGTGATACATTCGCGGCATTTAAAAAAACGCTAGTACTAAGAACGGCTGACGCTGTAGTTCTTGGTACCGCGCAAACGTACACATCAGAAACCGGCACTGGAATTGAGCTATCGATTGATAATTCATTGTTTAGTGGTGATTTAATTCAAGTTGGTGATAAATATTTATTTACTAATGCTAGTCAATGGACGGCAGATCCGGAAGCAGGTGGGACAGATATTACTTTTGATGGGATAGCTTACCAAATAATCTTAGTTGAAAAAGATGCCGATTCAGCTGCTTACTTTTTGACGGTTCGTAAAAAATGAGCTTTGCTGACGATTTATCTATCAGCGTTGAGATTGCATCAGAGGTTGAGCAGGCAGCACGCGCGGCAACGCTTAACATTTTAAAGTTTGTCGTTTTAGCCACGCCGGTCGATACAGGTCGAGCTAGAGGCAACTGGCAAACCTCTGTATCAAAGCCAATAAACAGCCAATCTGATATTGTTGACAAAAGTGGGGGCTCTACAATTTCGAGAGGGTCTAACACTGTCTTACAAAGCAGGGATTATGATGTTTTTTACATCACTAATAATTTACCTTATATTGAAGAGTTGAACCGAGGCACATCAAGCCAAGCGCCAGCTAAATTTGTTGAAACAGCAATTAAGCGCGTGACACGACGATGAGTAATCCAAGTACAGCGAACGCGCATGAGCAGCTATTGCAAAGATTGCTAGATAATTTGCCTTCTGGTTACACATCTGCATCGCTTAAACTTCCAAACAGACACTTTAACGTCCCTAGCGCATCCAAATGGATGCGCGGCACAGTTATCAATCAAGATGTAGCTAACGTTCAGGCTGGCGGGTTATGGAAGAGATACGACGGTGTTTTTGTGGTAGACTTGTTCTATCCAATTGGTGACGATGTAATTGCTCAATTAACAGAAGCTGAGCTTATAGCTACAACGTTTGAAAATGTGGCTTTTAATGGCGTCAATTGTCTAGACGTTTTAATAGTTGATAATCAAGATGATGGTTCTTGGTACAACGTCCAAATAACTATAGATTTTTATTACGAAGGAGCATAAACAATGCCACGTCTTTTATCCGGAAACGATTTCAGCGTACACCTAAGCAAGCAAACGGCAAAAGGCGCAATTGACGCTACACCTGCCTTTGATGAATTTAGGCGTAGCGAGGGCAAAGCCCGAAAAAACACTTCTTATGTTCAATCGACAGAGGTTAAATCCAATCGACAGGCTAGATCAAATGTTGAGGATTCTGTTAGCTATCAAAGCGAACTATCATTTGAAGCAACTAAGCAAACCTTTAGCTATCTTATCGATGCCATTCAAGGTGTTGAGGTGACAGTCACTGCTACGGCGGCTACTATCGCGGCAGATGCTAACGGCTTCGTTGCCTCGACAGGTACGCCGTTTAACGGATTGGCGGTTGGTGATTATGTATTTGTTTCTGGCTTTGCTGATACAACAATTAATAGAAACTACCGAGTAACCGCTGTAAATAGTGATTTAGATATTGAGGTTTCACCAGTACCGGCAGCTACAGAAGCGGAAGGCGCTAGCGTGACGGTCGTGTCAAAGCGAACCACTTCAGGATCAACAATCCCATATTATGCGATTCAGACTAGAGCTGTAGACACGTCTAAGGCTGGTAGTATTGATTACCAGACTTTTTATGATGGTCAGTTTAACACGTCCTCTTTCGAGGTTGGGGAGACTGGCATTGTAACAGGTTCATTTGCAATGGTTGCGGAAGCGTTAACGGCTGGCACCGCTGTAATATCTGGTCAAACTGACAATACCCTTGATGCTTCTGACGTATTGAGCGCGGTTAATAATATTGTTAGATTTTGGGTTGACGGGTTAGAGACCTCTTGCACTGTTAAATCGATGGGGTTTGAATTTTCGAATAACCTCCAGTCTGATAGAGCGGCTGGCTGTGATGGTGAGCAATTCGCAAATGGTGACATGACGCTATCTGGCGCAGTTGCTGCAAGACTTCCCATTGATGTTTCTATGTTGTGGCGCGATCGTTACAATAACGGGACTAACGTAGCCCTAGCGATTGAAATTGACCATGGATCAAGCGAGTACACAATTATAGAAGTCCCACAGGCAGTAATAACCGAGCACGAAATAGCAGACGGGTCCAATGTTGTCGCAAATTCTGAAATGACTTATACAGCAGAAGAAGATTCGAGAGGGTTTACTGCAGTAATTTATAGAAACTGGGCTTAGTATGAGTTTAGATCTATTTAGGGAGGACTTGGATAAACATTTATCGGGTTCTCCTTGTTACGTTCGGAATATGACTTTTTATGTTGCCAGGATTGGCACAAAAGAAGCGGCAAGCCAAATATCAGAAATCAAAGAAAAGCTGTATGGGTTGTTTCCAAAGCCTAATGATATTGACGAGCACGAAGTTTTTGCTAATTGGCTGGCCTATTATGGTGTAAAGGGGTGGGATGACGTTACAGACGGTGAGAATGATAAACCTTTAGAGTTTACGCCGACGTTTGCTAGGTCGTTATTTCTTAATAAGCAGTACTGGATGAGCTTAAATCAAGTTCTTATCTCACACGCTGCCAACTATGAAAACTTTTTAAATGATCAAGCGTATGAGGATGCGGAGGAATTGGGAAAGCATTAGAATGGTACGAAGAGTTCAAGGATGATAAAACAGCTGTTATACAATGCAAAGCACTAGGCTTGGACTACCACCAAAAGAAACCAAAACTAGATCAACGGCGTCGAGAGCTGTTTAGCGTATTCTCTATCCTAAATCGAAGGAGAATTGACCATAGGCCGCTACAAAAACAAGATATAATTGACGAATTGAGAGGCATGAGAAATGGTGATAAATGCCTAGAGGTTATAGAATCCCTTGATTCGAAGTGGCTAAAATCAGAAGCCGAAAAGATTAAGCGCAGGAATAGATAAATGGCACTTGAGAAAACGATAAAAATTAAAGTCGATAGCTCAGGCGCTGAGAGGGATGTTAATTCTCTTGATGGTAAGATGCGCGGCCTTGGCAATTCAGCCGATAATACACAAAAATCATTCGGAGCTTTGAAAGCTTCAGTTGTTGCAGTCGCGGCAGCGCTTCAAATCGGTGTTATCGTAAAGTATGCCGACGCATTTACATCGATACAAAATCAAATACGTCAAACAACCAACTCAACCGAGCAGCTAACACAAAGAACGGCTGACTTATTGAATGTGGCTAACCGATCACGCTCAGAATTCGCCTCTACAGCCGAATTATATCAACAGCTAACCTTGTCAACAGAAAATCTTAATCTAACCACTGCTGAACAATTAAGGCTGACTGAGACTATAACCAAATCATTTGCTATAAGTGGGCAAAGCGCAGCCGAATCAGCGGGCGCTATTAGGCAGCTTGGTCAGGCTTTCGCTAGTGGTGCGTTACGAGGTGATGAGTTTAACTCGATTGCAGAAGGTGCACCGGAAATTATGCGCGCACTGCAGCGCTCATTAAAGAAAACTCAAGGCGAATTGAGAGATTTTGCAG